TTGCAGTACCGTAAAGTATTCGTCAATGCAGTAGTGGTAGAAACAAGAATCCCCCTGCTTTAGCTGTGGGGAGTGTCAAAGCGGGTGGAAGGGACATTATATGCGGTGATTTCTTCGTAGCGGCAATAGGAAAAAATGAACACGTACAAGATGACATCATAGGATTAACAGAGGATCAGGCAAGGCTGGTCATGGCAACCGTTGGAATTGGGAGGTTGAAATATCAGGTATGAAAATGGCAATGAAAGACGGAATGATCCGGATTATCGAAGCAGACGTCACCCAGGCGGCAATCATCAAGTCATGGGGGAAAATGAAGTATTCCAGATCGAACCAGATGTATGAAGGACCGGTCAGCATGGAGCTTCTGAATAAGCTGGCAGGATTGGTCAGGCTCCCACCGGCAATCGAGGCAGTCAGAAAGAACATGAACAAGGTCCAGGAGGCAGTCGACCAGGAGCGTGTCCGCAAGGATCCGAAACCATTAGTGGACTATCCGGTCACAAAATCGCTGTACCAGCATCAGGTCAGAGCAGCCAACATGGCGCTGCTTACCTTCGGACTGATACCGCCAGAGAAGGAGGACTACGAAGATGTGGATCATAAGAATTGAGTATGACGATCATAGTAAATGCACACTCAGAGGAAGACATAAAGACATCCCGCTCCGGTTGGCCTATAAATATTACCTGCAGTATGCAAATAGCATCAGCGTAACTAAATGCGAGTACCAACAGTACCCACTGAAGGACCACAAGCCTATGGACTTAACAGAAAAGATCGAAGAATTGGAGGAGGCAGAAAGAGAAGATGAATAGTATATTCACAGATCAGGAACACCGCATTCTGTTGTCTGCGATCGGCAGGGAACGCAAGATATGTGAAGAATGCGACAGAGAGATAGGAGACAATGACGGATACATGCTCGTGCCGATCGTAGACAGTATCGAGAGAAAAGTATACGAGATTCAGCACCAGGACGTAGATCTGAAGAAGCACTTCCTGGTGGCTACTGAGCCGGAATGGGATCAGAAGAACCGTTTTCATAGATGCCCGTCATGCAAGCGCAGGATTCATGAGTATCACGGATTCTGTAAACATTGCGGAAAGAAGATCGACTGGCAGCTGCTCATGAAGAAGAGAAAGAAGGAGGCTGAGATTCGTGGCCGAAAAGAAGACAGGAAGAATGCTCGTACCGGCACGAAATAAAAAAAAGAAATGGTCCAAGGAAGACGAAGCATACCTTCAGGATAACTGGGGAACGAAAAGCATCAAGACGATCTGCAAGACTCTAGGCAGATCAGAGAACGCAGTCATCGTAAGAGCACAGCGCCTCGGATGCGGAGCCTTCCTGGATGCAGGATTGTACATCACGTACAACCAGTTAATGACAGAGCTTTATGGCGATGTAGGTGTCGGATACGCAATGCGCCGGCTGATTGACAATGGGCTGCCGGTAAAAGAGAAGAAGGTAAGGCGCTGTAAGTTTAAAGTCGTAGACATTGAAGACTTCTGGAAATGGGCCGAACAGAATAAAAGCCTGCTCAACTTCTCTAAGATGCAGCCGTACTGTTTCGGAGCCGAACCGGACTGGGTAAAGGTAAAAAGAGAAAACGATAAAAAGCAGTCATGGCAGCAGGTTCCACACAACACGCCGTGGACTGAATATGACGACCAGAAGCTTAGAAGAATGCTGAAGGCGAACAGATATACCTATACCGATTTATCGCGGGAATTGCGCCGAACTGAAGGAGCTGTGAAGCGAAGAATCGCAGATCTTCAGATCAAGGAAAAACCGATCCGGAAGAAAAGCAAAGCCTGGACAGAGGAAGAGGTCAACATACTCCTGGATATGACCGACCAAGGTTTCACTTATTCACAGATAGCAGAAAAGCTGAAGAGAAGCGCTATGGCGGTCCGAGGTAAATACGAGAGGCTGCAGAACCCAAATTACATGAGACGGTATAACCGTGGGCGTTCAAAGGATTATGACTATGTCGGAATTCGAGATGTAAGTCCCGCACAAATAAGAAAAGACATGGCGGCCAGAAAGAACAACTGCTTCATCGAAGTGGACGAGCTGCCAAGAGAGGAGATGATGATATGACATCCCAACGAATCAATAAGGGCTTCGGCCTGCTGTTCGAAATGGGATGCGGTTAGGAAAAACACTGACCGCACTGGCCATCGCAGGAGCTGCATATAAGATGGGAAAAATCGACAGGGTTCTGATCGTTGCCCCAACTTCTGTCGTAGCTGTATGGCCGAAAGAGTTTCAGGAATTCGCAGATTTCAAGTACACCTGCAGAATGCTCCTTGGAGACAAGACACACAGACTTAGAGAACTTAACGACCTGCAGAAGTTCCCATTCAAAGCAATGAAGGTGGCTGTGATCAACTACGAATCAACCTGGAGAGAGGGTATCTTCGAGGCCCTTCAGGAATACGATGCCGACCTGATCATCTGTGATGAGAGTCAGAGAATCAAGACACACGATGCAGAACAGAGTAAGGCGCTGCATAAGTTAGGAGACCAGGCGAGATACAAGCTCATTCTTTCCGGAACACCGGTACAGAACAATGCGATCGACATCTTTAGTCAGTACCGATTTTTAGATCCTACGATCTTCGGCCAGAATTTCTACCAGTTCCGAAATCGGTATGCAGTTATGGGAGGATTCAACCGGCGGCAGATCATCGGATACAAGGACTTAGACGGACTGATTAAGAAAGAGCATTCAATCGCTTTCAGAATCACGAAGAATGAGGCTATCGACCTGCCGGAGCAGACCTTTGAGACCAGGAAGGTGCACTTCAGTAAGAAGGAGCAGGACCTTTATAACCGCATCAAGCGAGACAGCTATGCAGAGCTGGATAGCGGCGGCCAGATTACAGCTACCACCGTTCTGACCAAGCTCCTGAGGCTGCAGCAGTTGACCGGAGGATTCCTGGTAAAAGATGATGCGGCTAAGCCGGAGCAAGTGAGTAAAGCCAAGCTGGATGCGCTGAACGATATCATCGAAGACTATGTGATCGGAGCCGGAAAGAAGCTGGTTATTTTTGCAAGATTTATTGCAGAAGTAAAGGCGATCATCGATATGGTAGATAAGCAGCTACCGAAGGGAATGAAGCAGGTAACCATCTACGGAGACATCAAAAAGGAAGACCGAGGCGACATCGTCAAGCAGTTTCAGGAAGATCCGAACACGACTGTATTCATCGGTCAGATTGATACAGCAGGAACAGGAATCACGCTAACAGCCGCAGATACCTGCGTGTATTACTCGAAGAACTTCAACTACGCAACATACAGCCAGAGCCTCTCACGTATCCACAGAATCGGCCAGAGAAACGTCTGCACGTACATCGATCTGGAAGTAGAAAAGACGATTGATGAGCTGATCAGCAAGAGCCTGGCCAAAAAAGAGGATATGGCAAAGACAGTAGTCGATAACTGGAGGGATTTCTTCTAATGGGAGGAAGACGCTGGACGAACGATGAGATTCAGACGCTGGAAGATATGTCCGGCACGTACACAGTGGCCACGATTGCCAGGAGGCTCGGCCGGAGCTTCGATTCAGTGAACCTGAAGATGAACCGGCTCGGAATTTTAGGGTTTGAGAAGAGCACAGATTTGCTTACCATGAACCAGCTCTGCATCATGCTCGGAGTGGAGCCCAGGACTGTGAAAAAGAAATGGGCCGATAAAGGCCTTCGGATATTCCGGAAAGGAAATTACATCGTAGTAAGGCAGGAAGACCTGATCCGGTATCTGAAGCAGCATCCGGAAGATTGGAATGCAGCCAACATTCCGGATGACACGCTGATCATGGGATACACCTGGTATAAGGAAAAGAAGCACCAGGATATCCCAACATCATATTACTGGAAGACATCTGAAAAGTCCAGACTGCAGCTTTTACGAAAACAGGGATACAGTATCAGAGAAATAGCTGAGAAGATGGGCCGATCAGAGTCAAGTATCAAATATAAATTATACGGGGAAAGGAGGAGCTGACATGGGGATATTACGTGACATCATCAAGAAGTTTTCTGATGCACTCCAGGACGGAATCCAGGACGGAATCCAGGACAGAATCGTAAAGAAGCTGGATCACACGGCTGAGGATCTTAAAGAATGGGAACGAGAGCGTTCCGAAGAATACATCAGAGAACAGTATGAGAAAGAAATGGAACGTGAAAGAGAGTCGATCAGGAATGCCGGTGTTGCATTTGCAGGTGCCGGGGTGAAAGCAGAAGAAGCAGTAAATGCTGTTCAGGAAGCCATTCGTGCTATGGCAGAGCCAATATATTCTTTGGCAAAGATAGAAAGAGAAAACACGAACAACTGGCGAAAGATGCACGGCCTGCCAATGCGGAGGAGGAATTCAGATGCACGTAGAAGAAAAAGATAGAATCGTAATCTGCAAGAGCTGTCACAGACCAGAATACTGGGGACAGATGAGATGGCTCAATGGGAAATGCACCTGCCGGGATTGCTACCGATCAGAGTGGGAGAGCATGCGAGGAGAGCAATACAGATGGAATGACCTGGACGGAAACCGCCCTACAATGCAGGATTACAACAAACAGGAGGAAGAATAAAAAAATGGGATTATTAGAAATGGTCAGAGAATACAATGAGCTTCTGGATGAAAAGGACGGCTTAAAGGAAGCCACCAAAAGAAATAATGAAGCCATTGATGAAAAGAAAAAGGAAATCGCACAGCAGATGATCGATGATGATGTGCCAAGCATCAGCGTCGGAGGATACAAATTCTTTCTGCAGGATAAGACAATCTACTCCAAGAAATCAGAGGAAGCACTGATGGCAGCCGACCTGGACTTCTTGACCGTCCTGAGAGAACAGGGACTGGGAGATATTATCCAGGAAACAGTAAATCCTAGGACACTGCAGTCTACGGTAAAAAATCTGGTTGAGGAAACCGGCTCACTTCCGGAAGACCTGGCAGAAGTACTGAATGTATACGATACATATGAGATCGGCAGAAGAAAAGAAACAAACAAAGCCACTAAGAAAGCAAAGGGAGGAAACTAAGATGGCAGAATATGAACAGATGGAATTTGATGTAAGACTGGAGAGCGACAGAGACCTTCAGGAGAATGTGAACCTTGCGATCGACTTCGCCTGCAAACAGGTGCAGCATGAACGTCCAAAGACAATCGAGAACAGACATGAGGCGTACGGAATTCTCGCAGAACAGTACGCAAGAGTCCAGAAGGACATGAAAGATGTAAACGACAGCTTCAAGAAATACGCCCTGATTCTCCCACTGGATGATAAGGCAGCAGTTGAAGCAGCAAACAGCATCAGAAATGCAGCCACCGAAGCTGTTTATGAGGCGGTAAGGCTGGTCGCGCTTGCTAATAAGTCCATGAACGACCTCTACCAGAACAGCTCATATGAGAGCACACCACTGGAAGATTATATGGATGATCAGGAAAATGACGGATTCGAGGAGGCAGAAGATGCCTCAGAGAGCGAGGAAGAAGATGCAGAATAACAATGTAATAGCGAGAATTAAGAGCGGGGAAGTCCCGGAACAAAAATTCGAGGGAGAATGCTTGGTTGGAATTATCCTGAAATCAGCTGATAAAGACGGCAACAGAGAATCACATGCTATTTTAACAGGCCACGCCGATCAGAAAATGATTGTACAGGGATTAGCCGCAGAAGTAACGCACATACTCTCGCATATATCAAACGGAGATAAGGTTTTTGAATTGCTTCTCTTACATATGTTTCATGAAGAAATGAAATTGGCAATGACAGGAGAAACGGTACAGAAACGAGAATGCATTGATTATTTGAAGGGGGAACATCATGAGTAAAGTAAAAATCAACATCGTAGATCAGGACGGAAATAACCATAATCTTGAAAAAGATCTTCTCTTCGGATGCGCTATGGACAGTGCCGGTGAAGGGAAATGCCAGTGCATGAGCTTCTACGTCGGAGAAGGTGTGAAGAATATCACTGCATCAGGAGCAATCGCAGACGGAATTATAAAAACATTCCATGAAGTAGCAAAAGGAGATCAGAACGAAGAAGTTCAGATGCTCTGTAATGCATCCAATGTGATCAACATGAGAATCCATGAAATCTTAGGAGGAAAAGACAATGGCGGGAATTAGAGTAGAAAAGCAGGAGCTCCTGACGGTCCATGCTTCAGACGGATCAGAAGTGAAGACAGACGACCTGGTTATTATGAGAACGTACAGAGATGAAGATGTGCTCTGCAGATACAAAGGCGTAGAAGGTGGGTACCTGGTAACAGAGACCTATGGAGACGGCTCTGAAAAGAGATATCGCACAAACAGCATCAAAGAATGCAGCATCGTAGAATCAATCACTATCAAAGGAAAAGGAGAGAATGAATAATGGCAAACGAAGTAGCAGTGGTAAATAAATTTGACATCGTAACTGGATATGAGGATATGGACGCGGAACTCTTAGAGGAGCTCCAGGACGAAATGGAAGACCTGGACGAAGTGAAAGGTATCTCCTGCAAAAAAATCAAGATTCCTTCAGGAGGAGGAATCGCATTCGAGGTAGAGACGGACGATCCGGAAAGCCCGGACTCTATCAAGGAACTGGAGGCTGTCGTGATCTTCACTCACAGAATCAATTCATACTGGGCCGAGAGCTTCGGCGGTTCTGACAACAAAGCTCCGGATTGTAGCTCCTTTGATTCAAAGAAGGGCGTCGTATTCGATACAGGAGAAATCAGAGACTGTGACACATGCCCGTATAACGAATACGGAGAAAACGGAACCGGAAAGCCGTGTAAAAACATGAGAAGAATGTACCTTCTTCTTTCAGGAAAGCCTGGCGTATACCTTTTAAGCGTTCCACCGACATCCATCAAAGAAGTGAATAACCAGTTAGCAAGACTCATGGGAGGAAGCAAGATTCCATACAGCCGCATGGTCCTGAAATTCAAGCTGACAAAGGACAAGAATAAGAACGGAATCGTATACAGCAAGGTCGGCATTGAAAGAGTCGGCATGCTTCCGCAGGAATACTTCAAGACAACAGCAGCCATGAGAAAAGAGCTGAAGGAGAAATATAAAGAAGTTGTGATCACATCCGATGATTACACTACAGCTCCTGCGGATCCAGTTGTTGATAAAGAGGGATTCATGGACGTAGACGCAGCCGGTGACATTCCGGAAGAGTTACCATTCAACTAAATCAGGCGGGGAGGGAAACCTCCCCTGGAGGAGAACAGACATGAAGACTTACAAAGAATATGTAGAAAAGGGATTCGTCGGAGCTCCGGAGCTGTATCTGAAGAATGGAGATGAAATCGACATTGCACTGGCAGCAGAGCTGATCAGCGGGACCGACATGGACGTAGCCGATCTGGAAGCATGGGACGGAGGAATTCTTCAGAGTACACATCCGGCAGATATCATCGCCGGCCAGGGAACCTTTGACACGATCCACCGTATAAGCTGGATGAAGCCGTTTATTTACAGAGGCCAGTGCTTCGCTGGAGAGATGATAAATAAGAATCCGCAGCTGAGCCGATACGTGTACATCTGCAGCGCGTACAACGCAGAAACCGAAGAAGAGCGCACTGCGAATGCAGCACTTGCAGAAAAATACTGCAGATGCATCGTGAACGAAGGGAATATCCCGATTGCACCGCATATCTACTTTACAAAATTTATGGATGACGGAAACGAGGTAGAGCGGAGTCTGGGGCAGGAGATCGGTATTGAGCTGTTGAAGAAAGCAGACTCCATGATAGTCCTGATTAGGAATGAAAAGATCAGCGCAGGAATGGAAAGAGAAATCAAGTACGCCGCGAATAAACTCGGCATCCCGATTGATATAAATTATTTAGATAGAAAAGGAAGGTAACTGAATGAATACGGCAGAAGTTGATATCGATAGACTGGTAGACTATAAAAGCGAATACATGCAATACATAAAGAAAGCCAAGATCACCGGCGATCAGTTAATCGGACTCTGCCCGTTCCATGATGACAGAAATAACAGCTTTTCAGTAAACCTGAAGACCGGACAGTGGCACTGCTTCTCAGAGGATCGCGGCGGGAATTTTACACAATTCTACGCAGAGATCAACGGCCTGGATACCAAGGAAGCATATAAACAGATTCTTGAAAAATACGGAGTTGTCCAGGAAGAGAAGAAAGAGGAGCCGAAGCAGAATAAGAGTTACACGCTGGCACAGTATGCGTTTGAAAAGCGTCTGCCGGAAGACTGGCTCAAAGAAAGCTGCAGACTTTCCACAGTAAAAGGAAGAGACGGAAACACCTATATGAAGATCCCGTACTTTGATGAGAACGGCCAGGAGGCCACCTTCAGAAAGAGATTCGCAAATAAGGACTTTCGGTGGAAATATGGCTCTTCCGGAAAAATTGGACTGTATGGAGAGTGGCGACTGCCGCAGATTCGGCAAGCAGGATACGCGGCCATGGTGGAAGGAGAATCAGACAGCCAGAGCATGTGGTACATGGGAATCAGTACGCTGGGCGTACCGGGAGCTTCCATGTTCAAACCACATCAGGCAGGAATGCTCCACGACTTAAAAGTCTACATCCACCAGGAGCCGGATAAGGGCGGTGAAACGTTCCTGAGAAAAATCATCGAGGGACTCAGAGAGGGCGGGTTTATTGGTAAGGTATACCGATGGAGCTGTAACCAGATCGGATGCAAGGATCCGTCCGCAGTCTACCTCAAATTCGGAAAAGAAGAAGCACAGAAAAAAATCATGCGCCTGATCGAAGGCGCTGAAGAAATTGACCTGGACGCACCGGAAGAAATACCGGAAGCAATCCAGGGAGCACCGGTAAATTTAAGACAGCCGGAAGGCTGGATATATTCAGACAAAGGAATCAGCCATATTGATGAAAAGAAATACACGCCGACGCTTATCTGCAGGACGCCGATCATACTGACACAGAGACTCAAGAGCCTGGAGACGGGAGAAGAGAAAATGGAGATTGCATTCAAAAGGGATGGAACATGGCATAAAGCAATATTCCCGCGTTCTACAATCTTCACGGCCAGAGGAATCACAGTCCTGGCCGATCTCGGATGCACAGTGACATCGGAAAATGCAAAAATGGTCGTCCGGTTCTTGTCGGCGCTCGAAGCGGAAAACATTGATGTAATCCAGAGGGCAGACGCCACGTCAACCTTCGGGTGGCAGCCAGGAAAGCGATTTATACCAGGAAGGGAACAAGGAATCGTATTAGATATTGATCCGAGTCAAAAAGGCATGGCGACAGCTTATTGTCAGATAGGCGAGGAATCCAAGTGGATCGAGACCATGAGGCCACACAGGGAAAGAGACAAGTTCAGATTCATACTGGCGGCCAGCTTTGCAGCCCCGCTCCTTCGGATCCTGAAACAGAGAATCTTCTTCGTGTACAACTGGGGTGGATCCAAGGGTGGAAAGACTGCAGCACTAAAAGCAGCACTGTCGGCCTGGGGAGATCCGGAACGATTGATGGTCAATTTCAATGCCACGCAGGTCGGCCTGGAGCGAACGGCCAGCTTTTATTGTGACCTCCCGCTCGGAATCGATGAAAGACAGTTAGCAGGACGGAATCAGGAAGGACTGGAAAAGACGGTTTACATGATCGCATCAGGAACTGGAAAGATCAGAGGAAGCAAGGGCGGCGGCCTGCAGGCAACCCACCAATGGAGAACTGTCGCACTGGCCACCGGAGAGGAGCCAATGAGCACAGAGACAACGCAGACCGGTGTCAGCACTCGTGTTCTGGAAATCTACGGTGGGCCATTTGACAGCGAAAAAGACGCCGGCAGAATGCATCAGGAAGCAGGAATGAACTGCGGATGGACAGGCCCGGCATTCGTCAACCGCCTGATCGGCCTAGATGAACGGCAAATCGTAGATAAATACGAAGAGATGCTGAAATACATCAGCCAGATCGCAGACGGAAAATCCGGAAGCCATGTGGCTGGAATCTCGGCGGTAGCATTAGCCGATTCCATGATAGATTCATGGTTTTTTACACAATCGAGTGAGGAAAATGTGGATAAATCCACAGAAAATGAGCTTGATGTGAGTAACTCTCTGGATATTCTGGATACCTCATGGGAAAGAGCGAAACAAATGGCAGCAGCTATCCTTCAGGAGCAGATGAATGCAGACGTCGGGGATGTGAATGAGAACGCGCTTCAGTTCGTAGTGGACTGGGTTCTCCAGAATCGGTTGTACTTCGGAGAAAAGGCAATCGGAACATGCCTGGGGAAATTTTCAGAATCAGGAAACACGGTGTACATATTCCCGTCAGCCTTGAATCAGGCTCTGACGAAAGCAGGATACAGTCCGAGAAAGACACTCAAGTACATGGCAGACAGAGGACTGATTGTAGCCACAGAGAGGAAAGACCACAAGGGCAAGACTTACCAGGTAGCGAAAAGATTTGATAACCGACTCTGCAAATTCGTACAATTCAGCATCGGAAAATTATCTGAAAAGGAAGATGCCGTGGACATTGATGACGAAGAAGAACAGCCGGCAGTTCCAGTTAAAAAAGACAGTGACGGATTCATGCCGGTTCAAGAGAGCTTCGACCTACCATTTAATTAAAAAGCGGGTGCAAAACATTCAAAATGTTACTCCTTTTTCACACTTTAAAAAAGGAGTAACGCTTGGAGTAACAAAAGGAGTAACACCGAAACCCGCAGAAATCAAGGCTTTGAGGGCACTTGTTACTCCTTTTACTCCTTTTTTAAGAAATATACAGTAAAATATTTTGAAATTTGTCACATGTTGCAGAAATTCTTGCATCGCATGACAAATTCTTAAAAAAAACGGTGTGTATTAAAAAAAAGGAGTAACAGGAGTAACATACCTCGGAACCCGCATAAAATAAGGCTTTTCTTGTTACTCCTAACTTTTTTCAGAAGGAGTAACATTCAGGAGACAAAATATGGACGAATACCGGAAAAACGTTGATATTCTGCGGAAAAACAGGGAAAACGTACCTCTTGCAGAATTAAAAACAAAATATGCGAAAGGATACCTGCAGATTTGCGAAAGGATCAGAGAACAAACAAAATGTGCAATTTCTGCAATGATCACCTGTGGGATGGTTGTTCTAAAGGAAGATCGGACAGAAGAGACGCCCAAAATCATAGCGGAAGTTCAGAGAATCGTTGATCAGGAAACAGAAGCAGGAACCATAAAAGAGATTAGTCGGTTGATCTTTTCAGAATTTGATGTAGACAAGGCAATGGACCTGGCTGCAGAGAAGCTGGCCATCCCAGCATTCGAGAAAGCATACGGTCCGTATTTCAAAAAAAAATGCAGACTGCAGGAAGGCAGATATGTCTGCGACCTGCTGCCAGGAATGACATGGAGCGAAGAATACGGAGTCTGGATATCCGATGACGGAATGAGTTTTACACTTATGCTGCCGCCGATCCAGAGTGACGGAAGGGAGAACATAGATGGCAATTAAGAAAATAATGGATAAAAACAGCAAAGACAGGAATCGGTGTATCCGGTGCGGAGCGCGCCTCCTGTCAAAGATTGAAGAGGGCCGGATCGTGAAATGCAGGAAATGCGGGTGCGGCCACCTGGTGCACTTCACAACAAACGGGAACCTGATCTTCACAGATGTGGATCGCAAATATTTATTTGAAAAGGAGAACGACGATGAACAATAAAGAGAGATTTGAAGAATTACTGAGCAAAGCATCAGAAAGACATGGATTTGATGGACTTATGAATTACATCCACAAGAGCGACTTCTATACAGCTCCGGCCAGTACGAAATTCCATCTTTCCTGTGAGGGAGGTCTTCTGCAGCATAGCCTGAATGTATATGATGCACTGATCGGGAAACTGCTGCCAGGAGAAAATGATACCTTCAGATACCAGGTACACGGAAAAGATGTGGCGACATTCAAAGGAGAGACGCTGGCCATCGTGGCGTTACTTCACGATCTGTGCAAAACGAATTTCTATGAAACAGAAATGAGAAATCAGAAAACCTACGATCCGGAGAAAGTAAAAGCTGCTGCAGCATGGCAGGTCAAGAAGGACAACGCCGGCCAGTTCATATGGGAATCCGTGCCGACCTATGTGGTTAATGATAAGAATCCATACGGCCACGGAGAAAAGTCAGTCATGATGATCGAGGAGTTCATGAAGCTCACAATGGAAGAACGCTACGCAATCCGGTGGCATATGGGAATGGGAGACTGCACGTACAATGAAGTCCAGGCATTCAACAAAAGCTGCGAGAAGTTCCCACTGGTTCTCCTGGTCCATATTGCTGATCAAGAAGCCTCGCACTTCATGGAAGACATCCAGGGAAACAGGGAACTATTTCAGGAACAGGAAATCCCGGCCGATGAGTTCCAGGAAGCCGAACCTGTATAGATCGGAGGAGAGAGATGGCGGCAAGAGTTATAATTGCTGTTTTGATCACAGTCTTTGCGGTTGGAATAACAGAGTTCCTGATAGCAATCTATATGATTGTCAAAAGCAAGGACTCTCCGGCCAGGCGAGAAGCAAGAGAGCTCGACGATATCGGTCAGATTGAATATCTGAAAGCATACATGGAGAAGCAGCAGGAAAAGGAGAGAAAACGACATGTTAGAAAATTACGAAAAAAATTTCGACGAAACCGCATTCGTGAAAAGTTTCATGGAATCACAGGGAATCACAAGGAAAAGCAAGGCGCTGGCAGAGCTCCGGAAGCGGATCAAGAGTGAAGGATACTATCAGACAAAGATCAAGACAGCACTGAAGAAGAAATACCCGAACGCATTCGTCCGAAAGATTAGCCAGGGAGCCTACAGTGAAGGTGGGACTCCAGATATCATGATGATCAAAGATGGCCATTACTTCGGATTTGAGGTCAAACGTCCGGTAGTAGGCGTTAGATCTAAGCTTCAGGAAAAGACTATTGAAGAAATCGAGGCGGCAGGCGGGACTGCTGCCTTCGTAACCTGGCCAGAGCAGGCAATCGAGGAGGTAGAACGGTATGAAAAAACAAAAAGATAGATATTTGATCAATAGAGTTATGTACAAGAATATCAAGAAATACGACCATCAGCAGATGGAAGAGTTTCTGACGGACGTATATAAGAACGGATACCAGGACGGAAGAGAGTCTGTGCCGGGAATTGAACTGGAAGACGTGAAGACAGCACTTCGAGGAACAAAGGGAATCGGACCGGTTGTATGGCAGCGCATCACAGAACGCCTGGCCGATCTTTTCAGAAAGGAGGAATCATAATGGTAAAGAAAAAGACGTGGCAGGAATTTAGAAAAACAGGACTTCTCTGGTTCATGAATACAATCCTTCATGCATTCGGATGGGCAATCGTCGTGGAAGTTGAAAGAGGAGAAATCACAGGAGCGTATCCAGCAAGGGTGCGCTTCAGAGGATTTGATGAGGTATCCAATACAACCGGATATCAGAATGTCGCACGATACATGAAAGAGGAAGCTGATCAATTGATTGAAGAGGCAGCTGATTCAGATAATGAAGAAGTAGAACTGAAGAAACCATTAACAATCGAAGAGCTCAGAACGATGAGCGGACAGCCAGTCTACTATCCGAAAGAAGACCTCTATAGAAGATCTTCTTCAGATTAACCGTGTCAATGGTCAGGAGCACGTCCCAACAGGAGTAATCGTCGGAAAAGCAGTGC